TGGTAAAACTACAAAAGTAATAATGGTTTCAACCCCTCACGGGATGAACCATTTTTATAGGTATTGGCATGATGCAGAAAGAGGAAAGAATGAATATGTTGCAACAGAAGTACATTGGTCAGAAGTTCCAGGCAGAGATGCTGTATGGAAAGAACAAACTATTGCAAACACATCAGAACAACAATTCCGTGTTGAGTTTGAATGTGAGTTCTTAGGATCTGTTGATACTCTTATTTCACCATCTAAGTTGAGGATGATGACATACGATGATCCTATTAAGAGTAATAAAGGTTTGGATATTTATGAAGAACCAGTTGATAAACATGATTATGTTATTACAGTAGACGTTGCTCGTGGAGTAGGAATAGATTACTCAGCATTTGTTCTTGTAGATATAACCGAATATCCTCATAAGATTGTTGGTAAGTATAAGAATAATGAGATAAAGCCTATGATATTTCCAAATATCATATATCAAATAGCTAAGTCATATAATAATGCATTTATTTTAGTTGAGGTTAATGATATTGGAGATCAAGTTGCAAGTATTATTCACTTTGATCTTGAATATGAAAATCTTCTCATGTGTGCTATGAGAGGTAGAGCAGGTCAAATAGTTGGTCAAGGATTTTCTGGAACAAAGACTCAACTTGGAGTTAAGATGTCCAAGACTGTTAAGAAGGTTGGATGTTCTAATTTAAAAACTTTAATAGAAGATGATAAAGTTGTTTTTAGAGATTATGATATTATATCCGAATTAACTACCTTTATTCAAAAACATCATTCATTTGAAGCAGAAGAAGGATGTAATGATGACCTTGCAATGTGTCTTGTGATATATGCTTGGTGTGTTGTTCAGGATTACTTTAAGGAACTTACTGAACAAGATGTAAGAAAAAGATTATATGAAGATCAAAGAGATCAAATCGAACAAGATATGGCACCATTTGGTTTTGTATTGGATGGACTTGAAGAAGATTCATTTGTAGATGCAGATGGTGATACTTGGAAGGTTGATGAGTATGGAGACAGATCTTTCATGTGGGACTATAGATAAATGCTTACTTTCATTTTTATATCATCATGGTTAGTATTATTCGTATTTGCTGTACGTTTAATGTCTAAGGGTTGGAGAATAGATCCACCAAGAGATATGGATCTTAAATATAATGTAGAAAAAAGAACTGTAACTAAGGTTCCTCATCCAGAAATGGCAGATATTAAACAAGGTGATGAATTATTAGTTGTTAGATTTGATGAACCTGATCCAATTGATCGGAGTAGATTTAAGTTAGATTCACCAGAACTTCATAATCTTGGAGATCCTTTGCACAAATCTTTACAAGATAGGATTAATGAATTGAATGAAGAAGATGAGGATGATGAAGGTGGTCTTATAGTTAGGAGGTGAGATGGATTTAGAAAAGGAATTTGGTTTAGAACATTTACTCTTTAAAGAAAGAACTTGTAAGGTATGTGGAGAAACAAAGGATTTAATAGATGAATTTTATTTGACACGTAAAGATAGAGGTGCTAGACCATCAGCATATTCATATGAATGTAAAATATGTACTGTTAAGAGAATATTAAAATCTAGAAAAAAGAAACCATTTACAGATTGGTCATACCCTGATTGGTAAGGTTCATAGCTTGTTTCCCCGTTTCAAGCAGCAGCAATTCATAAATAATTTCAGTAAAAAAATGAGACATTTTTAGAGGGGAACTTACATGGCTAACATCGGTTTAGTGTCTCCAGGCGTCAAGGTTAGGGAAGTTGATCTGACGGTTGGAAGAATAGATTCCATAAGTGATACAACAGGTGCGATTGTGGGTCCATTCCCTCAAGGCCCAGTTGGAGAAGCAATTCAAATTGACAATGAACAGGATTTATTAGATTTCTACGGAAAACCAATTTCATCAGACAGACAGTATGAATATTGGTACACAGCTTCTAACTACCTTAACTATGGTGGTATTTTAAGAGTTGTTCGTTCAGACGGTGCAAATCTTAGAAATGCTAACGTAGGTGGTATGCCTACAACTCATCCAACAGGTATTGGATCAACTGATAGTCTTAAGATTAAGTCTTACGAAGATTATAAAGATAATTATGAGACAAGTTCTGGATATCGTTTAGCTGCTAGAAACCCTGGCCATTGGGCTGAAGGACTTAAGGTTGCTTATATTGACGGTGCTGCAGACCAACAACTATTAGTCGGTCATCATGCAGTTAATAAAATTAGTGTTGGTGCTGCTGTAACACAGGCATTCCCAGCAAATACTATCATCGCTGGAGTTGGTACAACTGCAGTTGCTGATGGTTATCTTCAAGGTATTGTTACTGGAACAGGAACAAGTACTGTTGATGTTAAGGTTCTCAATAGAGTTTCTGCTGCTGGAACAATCTTCCCTGTAGATTATGTTGAGAATGGTGTTTATTCATTCAAGGTAGGTACTGCAACTTCTGTTGGACAGTATGGTGTAGTTGGTGCATCTGGTCTTTCATTCCTTGGCAATACTTCTACAATTAATGCTCCTGCAACTGGACTTTCAACTGTATCAAGTGTTATTTCAGAGAAAGATTGGTATGAAGAACAGTACATTCAGTTAAAGAATGGTGCAGTTCAATGGAAATCAATTGCTGATAAGCCAGGAACTTCTACTTTCGCTAATCAAAGAAACTCAGCTAACGACGAACTTCATATCGTTGTTATTGATGATAAGGGTTCTATTAGTGGTAACACAGGAACTATCCTTGAGACTCATACATTCATGTCTAAGGCGAAAGATTCAGTAAACACATTTGGATTACAGAATTACTACAAGGACTTTATTGCTGATCAGTCAGATTACATCTTTGTTGGTATTGCAACTGGAAACGGTGTAAATGCATCTGGTATTCAAACTGCTTTCACTCCAACTGATACCAATAATGTTTGGGGTCAGGATGCTCAAGACGTAACATTCAACGTACTTGGTAACACCATGTATGAGTTACAAGGTGGTAGAGACTATTCTATCGGTGGTGACAACACTGCTGCAATCGGTGGATACAATGTAAGTCTTGGTGAA